AGAATATGATACTAATGATGGAAATCTTTTATAAGATCCCAAAGCATGATAAACATTAGTTGCTACGTTAGCACCTTTCATTCCATGTTCTGGTTGATCAGGTAGCCATTCTCCAAAAGGTATTTGCATTATCTAGCCCTATAAAATGATAAATCTGTTTGTACGTCTGTTCTTTGTGTTACTGGTGCTCCACCATAACTATCTTGTTTGTCATTATTTTCACATCTTTCCATAGCAGATATATACATCTGTAACCATTGTTGTACTTGGTTAGGATCTATTCCACCTAAAAAGTTTGCTGCATGGTATAATGAACCATATAAATATATTCCAGGATGACTTGCTAAAATGTAATTTGATGTATTAGTATCGCTAAGAGCTCCAAAACTTTTATAATATGATAAGTACCCAGTATAAGAAGAATCAGGGGCAGGGCCAAAACGTAAAGCTTCTGTTTCATTATCACTTTCAATTGTATAGACTCTAGGTCTAGCAGTTGTTGATCCAGCTTTAATCTCAAACATATTATGTGGAGTTATATATTCTAAAGCATATTTAGTACTAGCAGATAATATATATAAAGATCTTACTGCGATAAAACCAGTTGGAACAGTTTCTGTTTCAGAGTCTATTGTAATAGCATCTATTTGTTCCATCTGTCGTATTCTTAGTTTAGCATTAAAGTCAGCTTCAGTTAGTGCAATAAAATCTGCAATTTGAGTTGTCAAATCAGATCTATTTAACCAATCTGCTATAGATGATTTTAATCCTGAATATGTTGTTAATGCCATTATAAATTTCCTTCAGCTGTTCTAAAATATCTAAACTCATTACTATTAAGTTTAGTTCTCATAATTTTTCTTTGTATATCTTTAGGTAATTGAAACCAGTTGTTAGTTCCATTGTATTCTTTAGCCCATATAGAAAGTATTAAAGGTGGTATACTTGCCACTCTTTTCATTTCTTTAGCAGCAGAAACATAACCACTATCGTGATTATATAATGCTTTGTTTCTTTTTAATAAAGGGTTTACATCTTGAGAGTTATTAATAGTTAATTTACCATCAGACTCTTTGATGTATTTAGTCTTTATTCCAGCATCATATTCAACTGATCTTATTTTACCCATAAATTATTCAGATAATTCTGTAACGTATAAATTTACTGATCCAATTACAGCTACTTTTTCGCCAGGCGAAACTTTAAAACATTCAGAAGATTTAGCTTCTAAAAATATTTTAGCGTTAGTTGCTGTTGGTGCTGTTCCAAATTCGATATGACAATCAGCATCTGGTATAATTCTAACATATTCAATATTAGCACTAAAAGCAGATGAAGCTGCAGACGAACCAGAAGATGTAACCTTTTGTGTAGTTAGAGGTCTCATTGCGTAGTTGCTCCCATACATAGTTTTGTTCCTTATTTGTTTGGGGATGTTGCCACCCCCATAATTAATTATCTTCTTATAACGTAAGTGATTTCCATTTTAGATGCATTTGTAGAACCACCATTAGTGATTGCTTCAATTACAGATCCTTCAAGGACATCATTAGTTGCAGTAGGTTCTACTGAATGTTTTTTTCCTGCAGATCCTGATGCAGCATGACTAATAGCTGCACTAGCACAAGCTACACCATCTATTTCAAAAGTAATAGCTGCTGTTCCTGTAGTAGTTGCTTTGTTGTGTGCGAAAATTTTAATAATTCTTCCACCATCTGGTACATTTACAAATGTTGATGATGCTGTTGATACATCAGGTATAGCTGATGTTAAAAAATAGTCGTTAAGTGTTCTCATTTTGTTCCTTTAATGTTCCGATCCTAACCTATCTCAGATCTTCATTTTTTAGAATCTGCTAGGGGAGCAGATATAAGGTTACTCCCCTAAACAGTTATATTATTATGATGTAGTTAAGTCTGCTACTAAACCAGAAGCTGCTTCGTTTCTAGATTCTAGAGTTGCTTCAACAAGAAGCTGTCTTTTCTCTGAGTCACCAGTCTTAGCAAGTTCATGCATAGAGAAGTCTCTTAAGAACGCAATTCCCCAGTATTCCATGTCTAGTACATAAGCGTCTCTATCTCTAGAGAATCTATTAGGTACTACTTGCAATTGACCGAAGTCAGATGCGTACACATCTACTGAAGTGTATAAAGTTGCGTCTGCACCAGCATCAAATCTAGTAGAATTACCAGTAAAACCTGATAATTTTTGTTTGTTGAAAGGGCCGACCATAACCATTGAAGGGTCACCACCAGCATTCCAAACTGATTTAATTACTGATTTTAATTGAGACTCTGTGAAAGCTCTTTGAGTACCATCTGTGTGAGCTGCATTTCCTGCACCTGCACCAGAAGCACCATCAGATGCTAGGTCATCATTAGTAGTGACCCATGATCCAAGAGTTCCCATTTTTCTTGCAGTTGATGAGTTTCCACCTACTTCTGCAATGTTTCCTGTAATAGTAGCTTCCATATCTCTTTTAAGCTCTTTAGCTCTTTTAGCGATTTGGTATGCTAATTCAGATGCTCTACCTGCTTTGTCTACAGATTCTTGAGTACCAGTAATAACTACAGTTTTATCCATAATTTGTGTACTGTTAGAAAGTCTAGTAGTTGCAGTTGATGCATCTAAAGTTGCCTCGTCACCTTCAATAACAGCATTGTTAGTTACTGCTGCTGCAAGTGAGTCGGTTTGCCATTCGTGAAGAACTGCAGTTGCTTGTGTTTTAGCTGCAGAACTAAGGAAAGGCGTATCTGTTGGTGAGATACTGTAGATAACGTCTGAAAGATCTTCTCTTTCACCGACTGAATCATACGTATCAAACGTGTTAGTTGGTTGTGCCATTGTATTATTTCCTTTGTTGAGATTTAAGATTAATCATATCTGCTATTGCTGACTGAGCATCTCTTATGTGACCAGTCTTTCTTAGCGTCTTGATTTTATTTCTTACTTCCTCTCTACCTGAACTAACATTCGATTTAGCAACACCAGCTTTTAAAACTTTAGGAGCATTAGCAACCTTTTTAGAAACTATAGGTCTTTTGTCTTTTTGAGACTTAAAACTCATAGCATCTTTTGCTACCATTAAAAATCTATGGTCTGCAAGGCTACCTATCTCTTGGTCATTAAAACCATAATCACGTAAAGTATTACGCATATTAAGTTTAAAAGAGTCAGCTTTATTTGGATCGCTAAACTCTGGTATTTTTGTTGCAGCTAATTCTTTTTGTGCTTCAAGGTAAGACTCATACTGTTGAGTTTGAGCCATTCTTGCTTTGTCTTTTAAAGAATCAATGTGTTGCTTTTCTTGTCTTAATTGAAAGTCAAGTCTAGCAGCTTCAGTTGGATCTTCTTGATATAACTTAGCAAGATCTTGTCCACCTTGTTTTTGTTCAACAAATTGATTAGCTGTCGAAATTAAATCGTTTAGTTCATTTAAACGAGTATCATAAGTTTGACGAAAACTATTCTTTTGGGTTTCAAGATCTCTCTTTTCCATCCCTAATGAATGAGTTTTTTGTCTATAATCCGAGTCTCTAGAATATCCTGCCTTCAGTTCATCGAGGCTCACCTCAAGCTCTTGACCACTTACTTTAACTCGGTGGAGCTCTGGTGTCTCTAATTCTGTTGGTTGTTCTTCTGTTGTCTCAGTATTTTCAGATTCTTGTTCTGGAGTTTCTTTCGACTCAGATTGACTCTCTTGAACTTCCTGTTTCTCAGGAGTTGATTCTGAAGGTTCAGTATTAGTTTCTGGTACTTGATTGTCCTCTTTAGGATTCAGTAAACCTGAAATTTTTTCTGCTGCACCTTGTATATTTTCTTCTGCCATATCGTTCCTTTCATGGTTGACGAATTTGAAGTTGCGTTAGCTTAACTTCGTTTATTTAGATTCTCAAGATCTACTTGAGCAAGTTTTCCACTAGACATGACACTAAGCAAATGCCCTCGGATTTTATCTACCATATTAAAGGCTACCCAAAGGTTTCTTCGCTTGTCATCATCTGCGAAAGATGTATTAAAAATCTCTTGTCTATAAATTTCTAAGAGATCTTCAA